ATGGTAAAAGAAAGACCCTTCAACGTTTCCAATGGTTCTTTGAACCGACTCCAATAAATAATCTTTGAATCCTAACATACTACAATATTTATGTTTGACAGGGGTTCAAAAAGGTGTATAATAAAACCATGAAAACCGTAATCAACAAACTTACCGTTCCTCTGACTCTTCTTGCTATGATCAATCTAATTGGTATGGCGTACCATTACAACTACGAAGGTGCATTGATTGGCAGCATCATTGGTATGATGGTCGCCTTCCTAGCCAATGAGATTCGCGCAAAGTTTGACTAATACAATGGTCCTGTCGTCTAGTCTGGTCAAGGACGCGGCCCTTTCAAGGCCACAACACGGGTTCGAATCCCGTCAGGATCACTAAACTTATGAAAGACATTGAATTACGTTTGAGAAACATGGCCGATAAGTGGCACGATGCAAACCGAGAAGTATTTGAAGTTTGCCGAGATGCCGCAGAAGAAATTCGTGTACTCCGTGTACAGCGTAACTGTGCACTGGAGACTAAGGAATCTATAATTACCGCTTACAACCATGGAACTGGTTGGGGGAAAGGAAAAGACGAATGAATCCTATTGAACTAAAAGAGTACGCAGATCCAATCGACAAACTGATTGAAGACTATCCTTCTGTTTTCAAGAGTATGGTTCATAGTTCGCCATACAATCTTCCAAGTGGTTGGTATCTGCTTGTTGATAAACTATGCTCTGATCTTTCTGTTCTTCTTGATGAAGAGAGAAAGAATACCAAAGAAAACCCTGAACAGCCTTTGTTTATGCTTCTTCAAATCAAAGAAAAATTTGGTGGTCTTCGGTTCTATTACATGATGAACACAGACAATGACAAACTGTATCATGATGTTAGAAAGTTGATTGATACCGCAGAAGATAATTCATACAAGATTTGTGAAGTCACCGGAAAGCCTGGAAATCTTTGCCGATCTGGAATGCATTATCATACGTTCTGCGAAGAAGTTCGAATCAAGAATGAATACGAGGTTGTGGATAATGGAAACCCGTAATATTATTGATCATTACCACTATTGGGCTGATGATGCAATCAAAGCTGATCTCAATACTAAAAGACATAACTTCAGTGTTGTGTGCTGCAATATTGGCAATGACTTTAATATCGCCACGGTCATTCGAAATGCTAATGCGTTTCTGGCGAAAGAAGTAGTAATTTATGGGCATAAAAAATATGATCGTCGTGGTACTGTTGGTACTCACCATTATACCAATTTTCATCATGTACGAAACATTGATAATCTTGGATCTTATTTTGAATCCAAGCAAGAATCAGGACCCGTTAGACTAATTGGAATAGACAACATTCCTGAAGCCAAAGATGTAAATGCATTTGACTTTGATCCAAATGTGCATTATATTATGATCTTTGGTCAGGAACAGATTGGCGTTCCTATGGATGTGCTAAGTATGTGTGATGATGTCTTGTATATCCCTCAGTACGGATCTGTAAGAAGCATCAATGTTGGTTGCGCAAGTTCAATTATCATGAATAATTATTGCGCTAAAATTCACTCCTCGGTAGTGTAATGGTAGCACCAGAGACTTTGGATCTCTTTGTATAGGTTCGAATCCTATCTGAGGAATTATGACTGAAAAAATTATAGTATTATCTATATGCGGTGCAGGAGCAATAGCTGGATTTTGGTTAATCGGCTATGGCATCTGGTGCATGATTCGTGATTCAAGAAAGAATAAAATATGAGTAATATGAAACCTATCGGTAAATGGATTGTCGCAAAGTCTTTGGTTGGTGGTGAAAAGACCTCCGAAGCCGGAATTATCTTTCAAGAGAGATCTAAGTACAAGATCATACGTGCACAGGTCTTGGCCGTTGGCAACAAACTCACTGAAGACATTCAGGTAGGTGATGTAATTCTTTGGGATCTATCAAAGATTAAAGATGGTTTTCAAGGAAACCATCTGGTACATCAGGATTGGGTTGAAGCAGTAGAACGATGATCAAAGAGATAATTTTTTATCTCTATTTAATTCGATATAATCGTTCATCTTGTCAAGATATCCAAGATTACGAAGTTCTTTGAATATCAGGTTGCCTTCACCAAACTCTCCCTTTGCAGAGATGCTTTGGCCACGCATTGCCTTGATCTGATCTTTTAGTTCTTGAACTTCTGTGGTATCTGCATTTTGTGCAATCAAAGAATCTATTTTGGTTTTTAATTCTTCTGCTTGCGCATCATCAGCAATGTTGTTTATATCGATATCCAAATGAACTGGTTTGGACAACCATTCATTCTTTGTCAGGCTATAGACTCCTTGATTCTCTGGAATCTTGTTGTTTATATCTTGGGCATAAATTTCTACAGGATGCCCATAGATTGATATGTCGTGTTTGAGTTTCCACAAATCCTTTTTGTCATTGAAGTAATCTTCAATAAACTCTGGGCAGTCAGCAATAACCTTTGAATCAATTAGAATGTGCAGATCGACATCTGACTGAGATGTGTAATTGAAGTTTGCATTGCCTCCAACAAAGATATAATCCTTGATTGCATGTAATGGCAATTTGGCCCAATGGCTCCATTCATTACCAATTTCAAGCAACTTTTGTCTCACATCATCCTTGAGTTCAAAACCATCCCAAAGATCTGGATTTAACACATTATGATATTGAAGAGTCTGCAAACTTTCTGAAAGATATTCAGAAAATCTTAAAATTCTTGATTCATTTCTGTTCTTTGAGATTTCAATGGCCTGTAGTTGGGCAATTGCTTTTTTCTTAGAGGCATGTTTCCCCAGTACTTTTTTTCCTGTGGAGTCCATAACATAAAATTTGTCGCCTACAGCCTTAATCATAGAATTATTTATGGAAAGAAAAACCCCTTCTGCGCAGAGATTAGAAGGGGTCGAAAGATCGTAAGATCTTTACAGGGGATTTCTTACTTGGAATTTCTTAAAGCTTGAAGTCTAGCGTCTATTGCAGAAGCCTGTGCAGCCAATTTTCTTCCAGTTGAGTCACGGTATCTATATTGACGACTATGTTTGCCTTGATTGTATGCACGTTCTTCGATTTCATCTTCGTGTGAAGCCAATAGTGCTTCCAATTCATCTGCATTCATGTTTTGAATCTTGTCATGAATACCGTTTCCATCGGTATCCATTGGCATCAAATTGGTTGGCTTTTGGGGTGGAAGCGCACCTGAATTTGGGGTTGATTGAACAGGATCAAGATAAGAGCCTGAAGATTCATTCATGACTCTTGGAAATCCACCATATACGATATTTCCGGTTGAGAATTCGCGGCCTTCTTTGAGAACACCCTTCTTCTTGGCAATGGCCTTCTTAATGGCATTGTCAACAGCACCCTTGTGCTCTTCCTTGGAAGTTTCAAGTTCTCCGTCCTTGTCGTAATCCTCATCGGCTAACTTTTCTTTATTACCTTTTTTGTCTTTCTTTTTGTCCTTGAGTTTGGCTTCAAGAATGGCAATTTGGCGCTCAAGTTGCTCGGAAAGATTACGGTAATATTGTTCAAGGTGTTTCATAATATTATTTATATTTGGGTAAATTTAATGAATTTAATTTTATTAGCATATGTACAAACCATTATAGCCAATTCTTCCACTTGTAAATCCACTAAACCCATAAGAATTACCAAATAAAAGTTTTATTCCGTTTATATTAGTCAAATCAATTGATGAATTCATATGTTTAAAATCTTGAGTTTTAAAATATAAACAATCAGTTGAAGATGCTGACACTTCTGGTCGAATTAAATTTGCAGCTGTATAGTAAGGACCTTCTATAGGAACAATATTTATTCCTATATTATTTTGTTTAGAAGATATTTTTGAAATATTGTTGGAAACATCTTTAATTTCTAAAGTAATATGTTGACTTACATTTGTTGTCAAGAAAGATTCAGGAGAAACAAATCCAGTAACTCCTCCAAGTGTTTGATTTAAACTTTCAAAAATATATCCAATTGCAATTCCAATATAAGAATTTCCACTGAGATTTAAATTATTTAAAAGAGAATAATTTATAGATTGACTTATACCACTTGAATTTGGTGTAAATACATAATATGAATTTCCGGGATATAAAGGAAAACTATTATAAAAAAATTGAGTAGGATATAAAGTTCTTAATTTATTAGAATAATACTTAGCATTATAAGGAGCTTGATAATCTGACGATGGGGTAAAATTTATTGGTGGTGGCCCCGACAATAAATCATTCGATAAAATATTTGAAGTAGTAAATTTTGAAGTATCTTGTATGTTATCTATAAATGTAATGCCATAGGTTCCTCCCAAAGGCATTCTTAAATAATTTATTACTGATAACTCTTTAAATCTTGTATTAAGTGGATGTGTTAAAATGCTTGTATTTTTAAAACTATTTATTATTTTACCACCAAAATTATTTAAACTTAAAATTTTTAATATATGTGATGCGGCATTTATTATTTGTTTAGCTCTATTATTTTTTATAATTCTTGGATTAGATGTAAATGCTGAGTAAGGTTGTAAAGTTAATCCTGAAAACCCAAAATCTGCTTGAATTCTTCCTCCGGGAGTTCCAGAATTTGTAACTGAAAATGTTTCTGAGGCAATTCCTTCATGTGCAGCCGTAAACATATATAATCCACCATCAATATAATTTTCACTTCTACCATAACATGTATGTTGACCACCTATGTCGGGCATATAGGCTGTTAAATCACTTACAGATTGTAAAATAATTGATGGTCCTTGAAGCAATGGATGCCAATATACAGAACCTTCAAGATCTATAGCTCCCTTTATATCACTTGGAGACATATTTGGTATAGTTGGAAGAGCAGTATTACATTTATTTTGAGTTACATTGTAAATAAAAGAACTTTTGTCAGCACCTCCCATACTGTGACCTAATAAAATTATATGTGAAAAATTAATATAATTATTAAATTTTCCTTTTTGAATTTTTGCAATATTGATTTTTAATTGGCTTAATAGAACTGCACACCGAATTAAATGAAGTCCTGTGGTAAAAAAACTTCCTTGACCATTTCCTGTTTCTCCTTGAACTGATGCACAAAAGTAACCATAAGAAGCAAAATATTGCATATAACTTTCATACATCATTGAATTATGATTGTTTCCATGTACAAAAATCATAATTGGCAAAGAAGATAATGATTTATAATCGGTTGGATAATGGCATCGCATGCAACCATTTCCCCATAATTGATAATTAGAATTTGTTATAGAAACAATCTCATCTATAGTAAAATCATCTTTGCTAATTAAATCAATATTTTCTAAAGTTGTTGCATAAGGACCACTTTCAGAAGTATCAAACATTAATTTTAAATCATTTACAATATCACCATTTTTTAATGTTGTAGAGGTGTCTGCGTTTGATGAAGGTGTTAATCTAAAAATTATTTTATATTCTTTGCATAATTGCATTACTTCTATTTGTGAAGCAATATCTCCTAAATCACTGTTAGACAAATTTATTGTTGCGTTTGCCCCTGTTAATGTTCTTGAGATAATATTATTTGATAAATTAGATGAACTTAATTGATATAGTTTATTAGTAGAAATATTAATAAAATTATTTGATCCATCAATAGAATCACATAAAAATACCTGTAAACTCCATACACTTGAATTAATATCATTTGATGAAATTTGTGACAATCCTAAAGTTTGACGCAATGAATTTAAATATGATAAATTAAATGCAAAAGAAATTGTTTTTTCTGCAGAAATAGTATCACTATAAACAAATGGCAATTGATTATCGTCTAAAGAACCTATTACGGGAATGCAAGTAGCAATTTCTGTTATTGATGGCATATTAGTTACCTATTGTTTTTATTAATTTTAAATTATTTGTAATATTATCAAACATATAAATTTCATTATTTTTGGTAAAGTAATTTCCATTTGCATTATATGCAAACATATATGAAGATATAGAATTTATCATTGTAAGATAAATCAATGGTTTGTATGATTGAGAAGAATCTATTGTAAATACTAATGTATCATTATTAAAATTTAAAAATACATAATCATTGCTAACAAATATATTTAATAAAGATTGATTTAATAATGATTGGTTTATTGTAAAAGCAAATTGTGAATTTGGACAATTTGAAGGGTCCGTTAAAAATGGTTTAGAAGCACATATTCCCACTTGATTTAGTTTTAATGGAGGTGAAAGAGTATTTGAATCAAAAAAACAATTTTCTAAATTTGCAGAATCTGTTGAACTATATAAAATTTTAATCATACCAGTGTTATCAATGGAAGGTGTTGGAATTCCATCTCCCTGTACAGTTGTTTTTTCATAATCTTGAAAATCAAAACTGGTAGTACCGTCTTCTGTTGTATTGTAAAATCTATAAATTCTAATATTTTTAATATTTGTATTTGACAATATTTGTGAAACATGGTATGTGTGAGTATCATTAATTCCTATTTTTGTATTTAAAACTTGTTCATCTATAATAGGTTTACTATTAAAAGTTGTACTATCTTGTTCAAAAAGAACTCTCAAACCAATATTACCTCTTATAAAAGTTTTTTCTGCAAAAGTTCCTTTTATTTTATTATTAAAATAACCATTATTAATTGTATTAAAATTTAATAGGTTGTTGTTACCAACATTTTGATCTAATAAAACAGGAATAAATGGAGCCATTAATCTATAAGATTTATCATCATAATATGTTCCATCAATTAATTTTCTTGTTATAGAAAATTGTTTTACCGAAGGCAGTGTTAACATTGTAAATATAGATACAGATTGTTCATCTGTTGGTAATGCAGAGTAAGTATTTACATCTCTAGTAATATTGCCAGAAACAATCCAATATTGTCTACCTTGACCAAGAGCAAAAATTGTTGGAGGTACATGATTAACATTATTATAAATTTCCAAATATTTTGGTGAATTTGAATTAAAAAACGCAGATTTGTAATTTATTTGGTCTGTTTTTAAGGCAATATTTGCTGAAGCATAGTTATAACCTTTACATGTTAAATCAGAATATCGATAAATTCCAGTTTCAGATGACTGTGATGATTCTTCTTGTAAATTACCATATCCTATTTGAGGAATTTTATCCAATTCATTAAAATATTGTAATCCTTCTCCATCTAAACCACTTTTTCTCAATCTTGTAAAAGCATGATTAGAAAATACTTTTTTAAATTTTTGTACATTTGCTGATTGAAAATTTCTTTTATAATAATGAATTTGGGTACAAGCACTCCATGATGTATATCGTACATCATATGTGTTTGATTCTCTATTCAATTCAGTACTAGAAATTGCCATGCCATAAAAATCTTTATCTACAGCAATCAAAGATCCAAACAAAGGTTGGTCTTCTGTTACGGTTTGCAACAAAGCATTTTCATTCACATCAAAGAAATATACTGACTTGTTATTTGGTGATGAAAGAACTAAATATTCTCCATCATCCGAAACAAAACATTTTTCATTTGAAGCTGCACTAAAAGGAACACCACCAACATTAACTGTATTTAAAAGTGTGGTAGAAACAGTTGGTGAATACGATATGCCATACACCGATACTGTTTCTTCTGAAGAATTGAACAAAGCCAACTTGGATCCACTGTCTGAAAAGAATGACTGTATTGTCTGAGTTTCATTTGAGCCACCGGAAACAATTTCATATCCAGAACTTACCATTTGAATAAGTTCATCAAGAGTCTTTTTAATTACTCCAAAATTGTTCATCCATACATCTTGTTCCTTATTATAAAAGAACACACCATATGGTGTTAATTTTTCAATCCACTGTGCAGCAGCCTTCTTTGCCTCTTGAAGATCTACCAATGTTTTTGGTTTGGTATTTGAAAAAATCTTTTTAGTAGTATAGTCAATTGCTTTTTTATTTTCTTCAACTAATATATTTTTTTGTTCAAGAGACTTATAGTAATTTTCCATTCTTTGTTTTTTCAACAAAGCCTTCTGCTGTTCTGGAGACACTTTGTCTTCCCCCAAAAATCTCTTGATAAAATCATTATTCGGATGCGTCATAAAAATATTTATACCTTTCTTGACTCGTTTCCCCGGTAGGGTATAATGTATGCATGGATCTAGAAGAACTCATATACGAATATGGCCATATCATGTACAAACTTGGTAGGCTTGAAACCGATGGAAAAGATACTACCAAAGAATACAACAAATTCTTGAAAAGAAAAGAAGAATTAAAGGATTATTTTGATAGCCATTTTAATAACAATAGCAAAAAATTGTCAAAGACCCTTGGGCTTGTCTAACACATCTCCAAATGTTGCTTTGATGATTTTTTCAACTTCTTCGGGTGACTTATCAGACAGATGTTGCATTAATTGTTTACGAACTTCAGTAGACCAATTTTGTAGACCAACTTTTGATCTATTTGGACCCATGTAAGACGTTTCCATATTGTAAACGTTACCTTCACTTACTTGTTTCATAAAAATATTTATCATGCCAAGAATCAGAAAAACTTCCACTCAGCCAAAACGCAAAATTAAAAAGGCTCCCAAACTTCCTGAAGTAATCTATCCTGATTATGTTCAAAACTTCATAAATGAAGTAAAGGAAAAGACACCTTATATTGTTAGGGCTGTTCAATACAGCATTGATTCAGGATATCAGGTGGGAGTGCTAAAACAAAATGGTAAAGTTTGGCATTGCATATGGATAGCCTCTTATGCCAAAACCAAAGAAGAATTAGACAAATTTTGGAATATTAAATTTGAATAAGTGCCTTTATAAAGGTTGTTATATGTTATTATAAATATTAATAACATGTACGACAAATATACTCAATTAATCGGTGCAACCGCAAACACAGTCAGACTTCCAAAAAATAAAGGTTTATTAATTACCAATATTAATACTGCGGGAGCATCAGGTTTAACTTTTTGGGCATTTTCAGGAGATCCTGCCAGACCATCAGCAGGAGCAACATTTAATATTCCTATAACTTATAACAACTCTTTAATCCGCCAAGACATCATTCCAATTGAAACATATGCCGTTACGGCAATACAAGGTGTTTCAGCATTTATATTGTTATAATATGCCAAAAGAAATCCGTTGTCTGATAACTAATCAGATACTACGGCCCAAGGAATGGTTTTGGTTGTCTTGGGAAATGGATGCTGCCATCTCAGCACAAGGTATTGCAGAAATAGAAATTCGTCGTCATGATCCTGACGACGAATTTGCTAGATTGCTATGGGAAGAATGGGAATGGTCCCGAGAGATCGGGTATCCTGATCTTTAACCCTTCAAAATTCTATTGATCTTTTGAGAAACAGATTCTGGTAATTGCTCAAAGTTTGGAGCATATGGGTGCAGACCCGCTCCTCTTGAAAGAGGTCCTTGGCCTGCTCCAGTCATCTCATCTGCAAATTCAGCAGAAGTTTCATCATATGCTGCTCGTGCTTTTTTCTTTTTATCTATTTCAGCTAAACGTGCTTTTTGATTTATTTCGGCATCTTTACGTATTGCGCTGGCCTGTCTAGCTTGCAAGAAAAAATCAGCTAAATCAGAATCTTCTGAATTGCTGGTGTCTAACATTTCACCAACTTCATCATGTTGATCAGCTTCATCATTTGCATCACCAATTGGTTCCAAATTTGCTGGTTTTCCAAAGTTTGTTAATTGAGTTGTGCGGCGTTTTATATTGGTTCTTTCATCACCATATGCACGTATTTGGTCATTAATTTGTGCTTCCGCTTCGGAATCGCGTTGAACAATATCAGGTTTGGCAGGTCTTCCTTTGGCTTCATTAAGCATATCACGCCCATTTTGTTGGGCTTGTAAGCCAGCTTGATTGATGGCGTGGATCCAGCTATAATAACCTTTGTTTTTCATAATAATATTTATCTTTTCTTAAATTACGCTATTCTACTGATTTTTTGGTTTACCGATTTACCAGATAGATTTGAGGCTTGTTTATTATCATCTAACATATCAGGAGTACCACCAAGAGCTTTGAATAGATCTGCTCCAAACCATTCTGTCTCACTAGAGGTATCAACTTCTGGTTCAGTTGAAATTGTTCGCGGATTATATCTGATTTCTTTTGGTTGCAAACGTGGAGGAACATCCAAATCACTCATTCTATAATTATGTACTTTATGTTTTTTCTCTGCTTCTCTTTTAGCATTTAATGTTGCCATCATCATAGCTAGTGGATTCCCTCCAGCTTTTTCTGCAGCTTTCATCTGTTCTTCATAAGAGATTTTATCTCTCCAATCTCTTTCAGCATCATGTAGCCGACCAGCTAAATTTGTTTTTACATTAACTAATGTTCTCATATTTTCTGGATTGGCTCCTCCAGAAGCATCAAAGTCTCTTCCAAGATTAAATGAAAATTCACTACGAGTTGTTTTGTAGAAAGGAGAAATTGGTCTATGTTCTAGGGGAAGTGCATTCTCTTCTGCTTTCTTTTGATAACGTAATGCTACTTTGCTTTGTGTAGATGGAGATGGGTTGGTGTAATCAGTGTTCACAGATTTTTTTGCAAGAGTTTCATCATCTAACTCTAATACTCTGTCTCTGACATTCTTGGATGGTGATGACATCGTAGTGCTGCCACCAGTACTTGTGACAACAGGGATATCAACTTCAACAGCTGCTTTTAATTTTTTACCTGATTCCCCACCAATGTTTCCCTCTTTAGTCATTGCCTTATACATTGCTACTTCAGCTGCTTGTTGTGGTGTAATTTCTTTGGGATTAAATTCCAAATTATCAAATACATCCTTATAATGTTTTGCAGCTTGAGCTTGTCTTTTTGCTTCTTTGTCGTCAGAATACTTTAATAAGGCTTGTTGTTCATCAGTACCTGTAATAATACCTTTACGAACTCTTGCCATTTGAACTGCTCCAAGTGGATCTTCTTTAGCTGCTTTCGATTTTTCTCTTTCTTCTTGAGTCACTTCATTCAAAAATTTAGACAAAATTTCTGGATTGTTCTGTTGAACCAAAGATAACAAATATTGCTGATTGGAAGATAAATTATGAGCCATACAAATATTTATATTTGACTTTATGTGTCCATGATATATACTAGTGGCATGGATTACGGATCACATGGTGCTGGAAAAGGAAGTTCTCCAAGACCTGTAAATTTGGAACAGTATGGTAAAAATTTTGATGCAATCTTCAAGAAAAAAAAGAAGGCAAAAAAGGTAAAGAAGTAAATTTTTGCGGGTGTAACTCAGTGGTAGAGTGTTGGTTTTCCAAACCAAGTGTCGAGGGTTCGAATCCCTTCTCCCGCTTTTGACAATTAAAGACTATAAAACTGTATAGGGATAACTGATACCCTAGCAGTAATCAGAGGTGGGGCGCGGGATACCTTAGAAGAACGCGCAGGGCTAGTACTATACTTCCCAGACCTTGATCAGGGCTGGAAAAAGGATTCAATGCCCGACTTTAGCGAGTTTACTCAAGCGGTCAACGAGGGCAGACTGTAAATCTGCTGACTTATGTCTACGAAGGTTCGAATCCTTCAGCTCGCATTATGCACAACGTTAATATACCACATTTTTATTGTTATCTTCGCAAAGAACACATGTACCAACATGAGCAACATAAAGGAGAATTTGATAAGGTTCTAGTATTTGGCGCACAGTCATGCGCTGGATATGCCATGACCTTTCATGTAATGACTGACTACGGAATCGTTCGTAGCAGAGTCCCTATTCATATGTTATGTTGGAAGCCAGAGGCCCCTTTGATGCCTCTAGATCATCTTCAACTTTGGGATTGTTTCCATGAAAATGTATCCACTGTTGAATATGATGCTCTTTTTGATTGCAGAGCAAAAGTTGTTCTGAAAGACAAGACCGAACATTGGGGCGACTATACAATGACCTTTGATTGGTATAAAAATTCCTATTCAGAGGAACCCAGCCAATACAAGTGCCTTCATATGATTGCGCTGGACAACGGAAACTATACACTCCAGCCCAACAATAGAATATTTTGGAAAAACATGTCATTTGTTACAAAACCCTTCCCGGAAAAACCTGACTTTAAGGTTGACAACAAGATATGGAAATGCGAAGGTGAAAGTGATCGTTGGATCATTGATGGCCACGATGACAATTATTACTACGATATAAAGCCTACTACATAATAATGGTATTGTTGATATTGGATTGAAATGCGTACAAGACGGGGGTTCGAATCCCCCCGACTCCATTAGCCTAAGTCAGAGAATCTGCAATCCTCTGAAAACGGCGAGCCAAGTCCTCGTAGCAGCGGGGCATTTCCCGAAGTCCTAGGCTTCGGGTCACGGGGTCGAAAGGAATCGATTGGCGCAAAGTAATGAAGAAGGAGATACCCGACACGGGTAACAAGTGTCGTAAATAAACAGTTGCAAAAAATAATTGCCAACTATATGGCAATGGCTGCTTGAAGCAGTGGGGTTTGGTCTCCCGCATCTGAATCGACCCAAAACCCCCCTCAAAGGGGGTTTTGTTATTTGACAGACCATAAATAAGGAGTATACTATTCATATGCCTAATTCTAAACAACGTATAACTGCTCGGGCGCACAGAAAACGCAAAACCCGCCTTCGTAATAACCGTCACAAAAGCCTCATGGAGGCTAAAGTTGGTACTCTTCGTGCGCTTGACGCGAATGGCCAACTACCTATTTTAATCAAGCAAGTGAGATTGCCTAATGGCTAAAACTGCTACAGAAATGACTCTTGCGGATGTTCGCAAGAAATATGATTCTATCGATTGCTTTTTCACCTATTATGATGGTGAGAAGGCTGCATTTGATTTTTATGGTACTGATGCAACTGGTGCCGAAGTTCGTATTTCCCTTGGTGGATGTCCTGCTTGGATCAAGCACATGGCATTTGGTCCCAAGGATCCACTAAATATCAGTGATGCAATGAGCCGTCACGTTCGATATGTCTCTGTTACAGACAATCGGAGCAAATTGGTTTACGAACAAATTTTTGACACTAACTAAGGAAAGATATGAATAATTCTGATTATAATGATTTCAAGAACTGGCAGAATAGCGACGATGATGATGCCAACAACCCAAACAATAATCCCAATGGGTTCTTCTTCTATGGCAATATGAGCCCCGAGTTCCGCAAGATGTGGAATGATATCAACAGTGGGCAAGACTTCACTGAAAGTATGAAAGAGTATATGAACATTGATGACATCATGAAGGAATGGAGCAAGAATAATTCTAAGCCCAAGAATCCCATGAACAATCGTCGTCCAATGAAGAAGTCACAGCCCGCAAAGACTACGACCACCTTCTCTCGTGAAGATTATGAAAAACTTATTGAGATTCGTGGATATCTAAACATTACTGAACAACGTGCTCACGTTAAGGCTCTTGACAAGCTTCTTAGTCAAATCATAATGGTTCCAATTGATCCAAAGGAGAAGCCATGACAGATTACGTTCCAGGTTCAGCATATAAAAAGGGGTATGATACTAGAATGAATGGCGGCGATAAGGCCTCTAATATTTTTGAATCTAATTCTGTATACTGGCAAGAATGGCTTGCTGGTTGGGAAGATGCCCACAATAAGATCATCAATGAAGCCAGAGCAAACTCTGGCTGCACTAAACCGAAGTGTTGTAAAAGTTTTATTCAGGATTGATCAATCATACGCCGAAAATTCTTTCGGCGTTATGTTTTATAGATTTATAATTTGGGTGTGCTTCTTCTGGAAACACAGCTTCTAATGAAGCAATAATTCTTTTACTGGATTTTTTACCAGATTCTTTTTCTTTTTTAGTGACGGGTTTGTATCTTGGAGGTCTTGCATAATCAACATGTTCTCCAAATAAACCAGTTGTATGTAATCCAATTTCTTTTAAGATCTTATCATGAGCTCCATAAAGAGGATGTGAGATTTCTTCTCCTTGTTCAGAATTAGTAGTTCTTGATTTAGAAGAAGACAAAGCCATCAAGCCCCGTTTTTTATTTCCTATTAAAAATATTTTTTCTCCCTGTTGGAGCATTTTATCAACATGTCCACCAATTGATTGAGATATATTGCGCATCTCTTGTGATGGGATTCCCAATCCTTGTTTAAATACAGAAAGAACAGAACTTCTTGAACCAGGAGAACGGCTTCTATATCTTTCTAAATTGCTATTGATTTTGGATACATCTAATTTTAATTTTTTAGCAACTAAATTAATTCCTCTTTCCAATGCACTTTTTCCATTTTTAAATAGTCCTTCACCAACGCTGATGGGAGTGATTTCTGGTTTTTTAGAACTAACATTTTCACCCAATCCCTTTAATTCAAAGGGAGCAGATAATTCATGGTGTACTTTTACAAAAGCATCATGTCCACCAGATACACTGGCATCTTCACTGACATAAAATGATTTTTCCGGCATTTCTTTATGAAATGTATCAAAGGCTTGTCTATCTCTTTTATGATGTTCTTGTGGAGCTGATATTTGTGCATACCCTTGATTTTTTAAATGAGTTGCAAATGCATCGTGAAAAGATTGTCCAGTAGCAATCTTTTGTTTTCCTTCTTCGCTGTTTCTTAGAGTTGACACATTTGTTCCTGTATCGTTTACTGTATCGGTATATTGTTCAACTTCACTTTGTTCAAATAAAAAATTTAAATTATATTCTTCTTTTAGTTTCTTTTTTTTAGGAACAGTATAAAGATTTCCATTTTTGCTGTTTCTTACAATCAATGTAGACTCAGGATTACGAATTCCAAATCTACGAAGATACTCAATATCATTCATTTGATTGTTTGATATTTTTGAAAAATCATTTTCAGATACATCAAACATATGGAACATATTATCTGCAACTGGTTTACGTCTTTGCATTGGAGCCATTACTGGATCAAAGCCTGAAACACCACCAGTATTGTAACCAGCCGAATCACCAGCAACAGCCATACCACCTGCACTCATGTCTTCTAATAGTTCGATGTAACTTGCTTCGGGGCCACATTGAGCTGCAAGAATACCTTCGACCAATGCAATATAGTGTTCCTTTTCAATATTAAACTTTTCTGCTTCTTCTGCAAAATAATTTAATGCGGATGTATAGTTTGCCAACTGATACTTTGTAAGCCCCGGAGGAAGCTGCTCAAAAATTTTCTTTAATTTAATAATAAAATACTCATATGGATCTATGCTGCTCTCTGGCTTGACTAGATTACCATTGTCATCAATGGCTCCGGCTCTATAGGCTGCAAAAGATGTATATGGTTGGCTGATTGACTCAGCAAACTTGTAAAAATAGAATGAGGGTACTAGAGAACCATAGTTCATATAAAATATTTAGATTTACTTCTCAGAATCCATCAGAAACAATTTTCTATCTACTCTGACATCAGTATTCAAAAGTTTATAGTCTGTTTCCGGGATACCTTGAATATTAAATTCCAAATAAACTAAGAAAGACTTCAAATAAGAATGAAGTCTTGGCTCAAGTCTAAAAAACAAAATTCTAGCTGATTTTTCTTCCCCGAACACATTTCTTAAAATTATAAGATGGTTTAGAATCAGTCTTTCCCGAATAGATTTCAAGGTTTTCTGTTTGTGAATCTTCTGTATAAGTCTTTTTATGTACTTAATGCGCTTCAAATCATCAATAAATTCATTCTTGCCTGAACACTCAGGATTGAAATAACAATCCTTGCAGAAGTCCAAAAAATTATCTTCTGTCAAGGATTGTTTTGAATTCATTACATTATTAGTGTTGGCAACCGCAACCTGGGTCTGTACCATTATCAACATCTCTTATACTGCCGTCCATAGCGGGGACGATCATCACGTTTATCTTACGAAGCATGTTGGAACCCTTTTGTACATTTACAACCATGTCAAGAGAGTAACCTAATTTTTCCTTGATGCCATCACCTTGTTTGAATCCCTTTTCATTAACATCATCATATGGATTTTGACCATAGACTCCGAGTTGAGGGCTTCCATATTGAACAAGTTGGAAGACATTTTCACCGTCTTGAAGGCTGTTTTTCATCTCAAAGTCAAAGCCAAAGTGGTTCAACTTCTGTTTGATGATTGCTACTACTTCATCAGGATCGATATAATCCTTGGAAGAGAAGCCTTGGAGCATTGCATTGATTGCATCCAAAGAACGAGGAAGTTTGAGATTGAATGTTCCCTTGTTGGTTAGGGCACTTGGACCCTTCTTTCCTTGGGGATCACCAATGAAAAGACCACCACCTTCTGTTTCCTCAGGGGCGTTTTCTTGTAGGGATTGAATTTTTGTGAGTAATTGTTTAAATTTCATGGCTTCCTCTTATTTATCTATTTTTTTATCCTTCTCTATGTCCATTAGGCCATAAAGATTGGGATTATAGGTGTGTTCATTCAAAGATTTCATTATTTTGCTTACAAAGCATTCAGACACAACATTCCATTTACTTAATTTTTTATTATTAGAATGAAAATTTTGTGTTTTAGTATTATTATTTGAGTCTTTTTTATATAAATGAGAATACTTAGAATTCTCAAAAATATTTTCTACAAGTTTCTTAGCCTTACTCATTTCCAATCCTTGCTTTGTTTCTCACCTTTATGATGACCATTGTCTGATCTATTGTCAGACTTACCACGCTTGCGCAAGTTATTTATGCTGTTTGAACCACCGGATCTCAAGGGTTTTTTATGGTCAATGTCTTTTCCATCGCCTTTTTTGGCGCGACCTTTTTTGATCATAAGTTCTCTGGCACGGGTTCTAGCTGCACGTTCTTTCTTTTGTTTTGGTTTTCCGTGGTAGTTACGGTATTCCATTTTGTAATCCCTCTTGTATTCTTCAAGAATTTGTTCAAGAAGAGATATTTTGAAAGGAACGGCAGTAGCTCTTTCGATAACCTTATCCAGCATCTCTTTGAGTGGATTGGTATCGCTTTCTGTAAGCATAGTGGCTTGCTCAAGGATATCGGCTTCATAAGAAGTTAATAAGTTTACTTTTACCAAAGATGAAAGAACAAAATTATTGGACAAAGATTCTACCAACGTACTATTCAAAAACAAATATGTTTCACCCAACAATTGATTTGAAAGCTTATCAGCACGGGCTACTGGTATTTTTGTAACCTTTTTGCCAATACGAACATAGTTGTATTCTACAGCATTTAGATCATCGGGTTTAAATCCTGGAATCAAGCTGGCATCAAAAGAAAAATCCATATTTGCTTGCAGATAATTTGAAGCAATCTCCATTGGATTTAGTGTATTGATGTCTATCATCAATTCTTTTAATGAAGGAGTTTTTTCTTTACCTTTTTCTTCTTTTGCTTCAATGATAGAACGCCATTTTTTCAATTCTTCAACAGACTTTCCTTTGAAGTTTGAAATATTGTCACCGTCCAATGGGGTCTCAGAAGGTTTTGCATTAAGAACTGCATTGTTGGAAATCTCTTGAATATAGTCATCAGAAAGTGCAAAAACTCCGTTGGCTGTTACTAAGTGATTGGGTTGTTCTTTTGGATCTTTGAGCCCATCGCCTCTTAAATATGATCGAAGTATGGAAGAGGCAATATAGTTTCCAACTGCCGACTTTCCAGTATCCATATCCTTCTTGAAGATTCCTTTACTGGCTTTTTGAACAATATTGTTCAAGTTTTCCAATGATGCTGCAGGATTTAGATTTCCTTCTGCATCAAGAATGGTTCCAGATTCAGATCCATCACCAAGTATAACTGGAGTATTTTGCAACTGTTGAACGTACTTTTCATTTTGCAAAATTATTGGCAATGCTTCATTTGAAATCAAAATGTTTGAAACTTTTGATTTGCTTTGATTTATATTAGCAAGCATCTTCTTAATACCGGGATCAGATTCCATTATTCTTGGGTCTGATAGCGCTGCATTGATTGAATTCGCTAGAATACCTTTGAATAGCTTATTGCTTTGATTTAGTTTATCTGTTGATACGCTAAACTCGCCACCAGCTTCAATCTTAAATCTATATTCACCACACTTCATGTCAACTGAGCCTTCGGAATACATTTGTTTGTTTCCGCTTTCAGTTGCAGAAATAAGGTTAGTAAGACATTCGTCGCCAATTTGTGAAAGAATTTTATTAGCCTGAAGATATGCTCTTTTTGTAAAGTCTGTTGAACCAGGATTTAGTGTAGCAAAAGTTTGCATCTCTTGTTGACCTGCTCCGACCTTTAATTTACTCAAGAACAAGATAGCATTTAGTACTTGTTGATTGAAAGGCAAAGAAGAGATTGGACTGATACCAAATTGAATACTCAATCCTTCGAAGCTATTGTTATCGTATTCTTTATTTGTTGGTGGATTTCTTTGAGACTTGAAGTATTCTTCTCTTGCCTCTGGAGGCAATGCAGCCAATTGCTCTGCGGACATTTGAGTCATCGCAGTAAACATTTCTTTTTTTGAAAGTCTGCGAGGCTTCTCTTCTTGTTCAGCTTCGGGTGCCTTTTCTTTCTTTTCTCCTTTTGGTTTTTCCTTCATATTGCCCAAAAGAAGTTTAGATGCACGGGTTTGTTCAAAGTTAGGATCACCAGCAATCTTTTTAGCTTCTTCAAAAGTGATAGCACCGGATTTTGTCAAATCTTCATGTTGTTCTTTGTTAAATGAATCTTTGAAAATAATCTGAACTCTACCGGACTTTGTTTTTACAATGACAACATCCTTAAGAAGTTCTGTTTTGGATTTTCTATCTCTAGGAATTTGTCTGGAGCGTTCTTCACGCTTACGAGCAGCATCCTTGGCTTTATAGTCCCCGGCTTTATCTGTGGCCTTTTCCTTGGAAACAGCCTCGCCCGTAGTTCTAAATGAATCGGCACGCTCTCGGGACTCTTCGTTAATAATTTGCAATAAGGTCTTGAAGTTCATTTAAAATATTTATGAACCAAAAGAAGCACGCAAATCAGGACAGAGGAGTGTGTAATTTAAAGTTTTTAACACTTTTGGCTTTTCCATTCACTAATTTATACAAATTTGCAGGAAAAATACCATGTTGTTTGGCAAATTGCTTTATATTGGTTACAACAATAACTTCACCGGTATCAGTATTTTGAAAGGTGACTATCTTGGGAACCATTATCTTCTTCTTTTTGGGTTCCTTTGCCTTTATATGCTGTCCGGTAGTTTCTTTGACTGCACGGACCTCGGAAGCCGTCCACCCCTTATATGTCTTTCTTTTACCATTTAATAATTCACAAATTTTAACTGAAGTGAGTCCATGTTGTCTTCCAAACTCACCCATACTGGTAAAAAATACCTTTTCATTTGTATGAATATTTTTTAACCAATAACCGTTTTGTTCAATAACTGGAGAAACCCAAATCCAAATTTTTGCTTCTTGCTTAAAGAACCCACCATATGTTTTGACAAAATCTTCTCTGCAGGTTTTTGCTTTGGAGTTGTCATTCATCTTGATCCACCATCTGGATCCCTTGCGGTTCACTTCTTCTTGTGGTGTTCTTATATTAATGTATTCCATTTTCTTCCCTATAATGATTGATTGCTTTTTTTAACTTCTTTACATACTTTATGGGATTGTCTTCAAATACCTGAAATAACCCATCTTCACAAGCAATCAATATAACAAAATTTTCTATTATGACGCCAGTTCTTTCTTGATACATTAAAGCATAGGCTGTTGCTTGTAGAAAATAATTTTCAATATCTTGTTTGCGTTTTTCTTTAGTGCTTGCCTTGAAGTCAATAATGGAAAGTTTGCCGTTATATTCAGCAATGCAATCTGTTCTTCCTGCTAGACCAAGAATCTTTGACCACAATGGAGTTTCTATTGCGGCTATGTTGTCTATATTGTCAAGAGCAGGTTTTATTAAATTAAAAAGAGCCTTGAAGTTTGGAAACATATTTTCCATATCCAATGGTTCGTTTCTAATATAAGTTTCTATAATACTATGAAACTTTGTTCCACGTGATGTTACTCTACGGCTTTCATCAGGATTCTTTCGTCTCCATTCAGCAAAAAACTGTTGTTTGCCGTAGCCAACAACAGTAGTTACACTAGGAAATTCACCATCTGGAGTGCTATAGAATCTCTTACCTTCTTTCTGAACTTCAGATAAGGTAACATTAGATTCAATTAAATTATGTTTAAATTGTTTAAATAAATTCACAGTCATATTATATTATATCACAAATATCAAGAAGGGGAAATAACTTGTCCAGATGCTTGACCAAATTCCTTGACTCTTGATTTTCTTGGAGTTTTTAAACCTGGTTCTGGTTGAATTAACTGCGCAATTGGACTATCACTTGGAGAATATCTATCATCAGATTCTGGTGGATTGTATGGGCTTAAAAATTTATTTAAATCCGATGCCAATTGTTTTGCGGCCAGAATTCCCAATCCAGCTTGAAGGCCCCAATTCAGAAGATCTGTAAAATTAGGAATAACACTAGATTTTTTATCTTCTTCAGTTAGTTTAATACAACCACAATCTTTTTCTGTTTTAGATTGATAACGTTCGCAGAGAATTTTTTCTACTAGTATATTTCTTAGCATAATGAATTCCTCAGGCTAAACGTGATCCTCTGGCATATTTAAACTCATTTTCCTTTTGGGTTCCCATGCTAGTAAGTTGACCAACAGGAGGCAATACAGAACCTTGGAATCCAGATGAAGAGTTAGATGTACCTTGAACAGCACCCATTTGTCCCAATGTATTTCTGGTGGCTTGTTGATTTTGTTGAGCCATGGCAGATTGGAGAGTCATCGCTTCTGGGCGATTTGGTCTGGTAGCCATTCCCATATTAGAACTTCCTCTATTTCTATTTCTATATTGACCCCCCGACGGAGTAAATTGATTATTTTGAGGAGCTGATTGTCTAATTGCATTTTGTAGAGATTGAACATATGGAGAGACTGTAGAGTTTTGTTTTTGAATTCCATTTGGCCCAACTACTTCACCTCCCATAGGAACTTGACCTAAGGCTCTCCTATCATCCATACCTTCATATGCTTTGGGATTTTCACTTGCTTTATCCAATGCAACTGGAGGTGCAATTATTCCACCACCGGGACCACGCTTTGGTTGCCCTTCAGGTTCACTTGATACATATTGGCGTGTATATGGGGTTGTGCTGGTTGTAGTAGGTTGGTTCTTGGCAGGCATCGATTGTGGTTGTCCTGTTGATGTTGGTGTTGTAAGTGATGTGGGTGCTGTTTGACTTGTCTGTTTTGCTGGAGTAGTATCTGGTTTTTGTTTTGCTAATTTTTCTTGTTCTGCTTTTTCTTCAGCATCCCATCTTGCTTTCAGTGCTGGATCTCCTCCAGCAATTCCAGTTGCTTTAGTATTTAGTTGGGAAGCCCCACCAAGTTTATTGCCAAGATAATCCTGCAATCCTGTTTTATCACCAATATATTCTCCCAGTTTATATCCACCATATGCTGCAGCGCCTATAGCCGCACCACTTGCAGCGGCTGAACCTATTGCAGCTGCACCTGCTCCAGAGCCCATCAACGAGCCAATTCCAACTGCAGTAGCTTCTCCTGCTGCTCCACCAACAACGGCTCCAGCAAGTCCTTTTGCCGTTTCATTTTTTACACCAGCTGCTTCTAAAGCTTTTTGTGTTGCGTAATCAGCTGCTGCACCAACACCAAGGCTAGCAGCTCCCTTTAATAAACCTGGTGCCAAGCTAGTAGCTTTACTTCCTAATGAAGTTGATGACTGTAAGCCAGTTTTTGCTAAAGATCCTTCTGCTGCGGTTGGAAGTGGTGGTGGTTTTGATCCAGAAATTACTGGAGGTTCAGCAGCATTAACTAATTTTCTTATATTTGATCGTTCATTTTGTGGTAAAGATAATAGGTTATTGTTTCTCTCGTATCTACTAGAACCTAAGCTGTCCATAACAGATCTAGCTTCTGCTGGAGTTTCGGGAGATACAAAAAGAGGAGCTGGCTTTCCAGATAGCCGTCCTTGTGGAGTATTTTGAGCATTAAACACATTTGGTTTTTCACCTAATGCTGGTAAACTTTGTGACGCAGATGCCGTTGGAACAGGTCTCGATGCCGATGCCAATGGTGTTTGTGCATTGGGAACAATAGGAGTTGCAGGTTTTACTAGAGATGATGCTACTGGTGCTGGTGCTGTTGGCACTCCTGCTCTAATTGGTTGTTTTAATGGTACAAATAATTCACCGGATTTATTTAAAGCTTTTTCTAGACCTTCGACCCCACCAGTATTTTCAATATTTACTCCTTGTTCTTTAAAAAAATTGTATAATTCATCTTTGCTACTTCCAAGCCAATCAGGATGAATTCCTTCTTGTCTACTCCATTGCATTCCCAGTTTACCAGATCTGTCTGCAGCACCCATAAAAGTTCGTCTACCCACTTCATCATATCCTACTTTTGGTTTAAACGAATAGCCAGTAATATCACCAGCTTCATTTGTTACCGGATGTAAAAAGTTTTCAAACTTTTTTGGTAACGCTACTGCTTCATTTAAGTTTTTTTTTGAAAAACTTTCATTCAAATTGAATGGATTCTTAATCGCATTCTTTGTATATGCAACACATGATGGTTTATTTGCTGCATCCATAGCACCAAGACCCTGAATAACATTTTGAGCAATATTAACAGAAGTTGGATTGTTGCTGAAGTTTGTTTGCTTATATGGATTGTTTTCTTTTAACACTCCAGATACTGCATCCTTCAAAGAAGGCTTTGGTTGTGGAGGAACATTGTTTTCAGGCTTTCCGTTGAAGAATTGCTTGACTTCCCAATAAAATTGTCTATCTTTGATATTATCCATGGCTATGAAATATTTAGATTTACATAAATACTTAAAAGGTATGAAGAAACAGGTACTCCTGTTAAACCAAGATAATAGCCCACTCAATATTATCACTATTGGTAAAGCTTTCAAACTATTAAGTCGTGACAAAGTGTACGGAGATGAAACTTCAGCCGAATGCTATGAAGTTGTATCTGTTTCAAAGATTGTCAAGATTCCTAAAGTTTTAATTTTAAAATATTATGTTAAGTTGCCATATAAGAAGGCGGCAGCATCTCGTAAAAATATTTTGAGAAGAGACAGTTATTGCTGTCAATATTGCGGTATTGAACTTTGTGATAAGACTGCAACGATTGACCATGTGACTCCCCGCTCAAAGGGTGGTGGGTCTACATGGACTAACATGGTGGCAGCATGCAAAGATTGTAATCTGAAAAAAGGCAATCGAAATCCAAAGGATGCCAAAATGCCTTTAAGAAATAAACCAAAGGAGCCAAGTTATGGATTCCTTTTTGAACACATGCTAATTACTTTTAAGAGAGACAAATATGCCTAATTATTCTTACATTTGTGAAAACTGTGAACATTCTTTTGAAGAAACTCATTTAATGAAAGATCATGATCTTCCTATGAAGAAGCCATGCCCCAAATGCAAGAAGAAGAAAATTCAAAAGAATTGGTCTGCACAAGCAAATGGTGTTCACTCTAATTCTACAATGTCCCCAGCCAAAGTAAATGGCAGTGCATGGAAAGAAGTTATTGATAGAATCAAAACAAGTGGCCAAGTTCCAAAGAGATTCCATGAAAGATTGGATCGATCTTCAGATTTTAGAAATGGCAGTGTTCTTTAAATTTTACTATTTACTAAAGATTTTAAAATATAAAAACTGTCAATAACATCCGTAACAGGATTACTCAAAGTTTTTTGACCAAAGACCGTCAATAGATCGGTCTTTGTTTCATTTTTGAAGGCTTCGTACATTGCAAGTTTGTCCGAATTTCCCTTCCCAGTGGCACATTTTTTAACTTTGGAAGGTTCGACTATGGTGACCGGTATAGCCTGTTTGTACAGCTTGTGCTTCAGAATCCCCATGTTCTCTGCCAAATTGAATACACGGCCTTTAGACCCAAAAGAATAGCCTTCTACGGCAACCTCTGAGGCCCCAATACAAAGATTGATGGCCCAGTCAGATATGCTGTCAAATCTGTCCACATCAATATGATATTCCTGAAAAGATTCCCCGGTAATATTTGGAGCAATTTTATCAGCATATTTCTTTGTATTGGTCAAATAATAAAAGAAACAATTTTCAAATTTAAATTCTCTACGTTCATCATAAAGACAAAGGCAGGGGCAGGTTATAGAGTAATCAATGCCGATTAACATATGGAACATATATATTTATACCTTGGTCAGAAGTGGTGGTTCCTTAGCAGTCTGATGAAATATACTTCGACCATTCCAAAAGGACTGCGTGGAATACCCACCACCTCTGCCTAAAATATTTATGTAAAAATTCCACCCTTGTGGGGTGGAATTTTTTATTTTATGCTCCTCGGGCTGGGATCGAACCAGCGACATTTCGCTTAACAGGCGAATGCTTCTACCACTGAGCTACCGAGGAAAGTGAATTACACTATCTGACATCCGCCTGCACTACAAGCATATTCCTTTGCGGATTCAGTATTGTCTTCTGCCTCGTATTTAGACAAGTCTTTAAAGTTAACTTTAACCTTAGGATGTGCTGAATAGGTTGCAGAATCAATCTGCTCAAAGGGTGCCTGAGCATAGGTGTGACTGTCACCACCGGGAAGGAACGAGATGCCTGTTGCGACATCAAAGTTTTCCCAGAGCCAGTTACCGACTTCAAGGAATTCAGAGTCCCTGTAGTTGACAGTGATTGATGGCTTGTGATGGCAGAAGTGCTCTTGATAAGTTTTCCACAGATCAAGATGGTCAAGTGCGCGAAGTTCCTCAGTAGTCATAGTTCCCTTTGGAGCCTTCATCGCAAACGTAAAGACGGCAGTAGAAGTTGGGTTGATGACATCATCCTCGCACGGGACGCCTTGATCCTTCATTAAATTGTACAGAGGATCTTTCTTGTCCAGACGAATTCTGCGGTAATAATAATCCGCATAGCGAGGATGCAGACCCGAGGCAGAGTCCACCAAACACGATGTAGTGCCTTCAGGCTTCACGCAAGTAACTGACTTGCTAGGATTGATTCCCAACTTCTCTGCCCACTTGAGATTGGTCGCGGTCGCATGATCACGAAGAGTCTCAAGAAGACGAACAAGCTTTGGCTTGCCTTCCAAACCACTGGTAAGCTTGTTGTCAAAAATACCTGTCATGGATACGCCAAGCAGTCTTTCCTCTTCACAGTTCTTCTTCCACTCTGGACGAAGGTATGGGAAGTTGGTAAAGGTAGATTGAACAGTACCAATGATTGTAGCGATTTCAATCTTCTTCTTCAGTGTCGCAGCAGTATCGTCTTGACGAACTACAACTGTAGAAAGATTGCAGAATTCAAATGGCTTGAGAATGATCTCTGAGCATGGGTTGGTGCCATACTCGCAGTCTGGGTCGCGGCCAGACTTTGCAGCCTGTTCCTGTAATGCCTTACGATTGATCATTCCACGCTCACCACTATGGCTGTTGTAGAGTGAGGTCCATTCTTCAAGGAATTGACCCATTGGAGGACGACCACGATAAACAGCAGAGTTGTTAGCATATGAACGGAAGCCAGCTTGCTCCCACCATGCACCACTCTTGCATAGTGCCATTTCACGATCAGCAAGATCGCTCAATGAGATCATCGCAGAACGACGAACACCACCAACAATAACTGCATTTGCAATAGCACAGCAAACATCGTGACACTCAAGAGCAGTCAGTCTGCGTCCTTGTGCGTTGTAGAAAATCTTCACGACAAACTTGAATAGATTGTCTAGAGGAGCAGGCCCACTAGCACGACCACCAAAAGTCTTAAGTCTTGCTCCAGCAGGACGAATCTTGCTTAGATCCCATTTAACGTGACGACCCGCATAGAGGTGATCCATGATGAACTTGATTGCATTGCCCCAACCTTCCTTGGAGTCCTCAACAACATAAGTTATGTTAAAAGACTTTTCAATCTTGTTGGCAACTTGTGGAAGCTTGTCAGTGTATTGATGTTCAACCGAATATCCAACACCAGTGCCATTCATGAGAACGACAAAAAGTTCTGCAAACGAATCAAGACTGTCGATTGGCAAGTATGAGCAGTTGTATAAGCAAGTGTTATCGTGATCCAATGCAGGACCAGCAGTCATGAGGCTGCGCATGGAAGGAAGAACTTCTAGATTGAGAATTGCTTCCTTGACATCAGGGCGTTCTGCGAGTTGCGGAACCTTACCCGTAAAGTATTTCCACCAACGGTCTACACATTCATCCCAAGTCTCACGACGATTTTGGTCGTTGAGCCAGCGAGAGTAGCGAGAGATGAAAATAAACGATTGAAATGGTGATAAAATTTCTGCCATAGTTAAATCCTAAGTAAGTGTTTCTTATTTATATTAATTCACCATCCTATAAATGGTGTTGTATTTAAAATTTTGTATACTTCTCCGTCTTTTAAAATACTTTTAACATATTTTAATTCTTTTTTATTGTAAACTGTTATAAAATATGGTTTTTTATAAAAATCATATATTACCAAATATTTTAATTTTTTACTTTTATTCATTATTAAGAATATATAACAATTTATCAATCATAGTATACTCTACAAATTGATTATTGCCAACATATAATCCATTATTATGCAGATAGTCTGCATTTGGAAAACTATTGTACATATTTACTTTTTTCATATATGGTTGTTTAAATAGATTTCCGGCAATAAATGGTCTGTTTTCTATACCTGCATCAGTTAATTTAGATGACAAGTCTTTAGTATTATTCTTTTTTGATATAATTGGCATTGCAAATGAACTTATTCCATTTGAATTAAAATTAGTCTCATATTTTAATGAGTCCAACTTTGAAATATAATAGTTATAATTGTTATTTCTAACTTTTATATTGTTATCTAATTTTTTTAATTGCATTATACCAAGATATGCATTTATTTCTGTATTTCTAAAATTAAATCCATCTGTCAAAAATGTAAATCTACGGTCACATGAAGTTTTTATTGTTTCTTTATTTGGATGTTCTCTTAAAAATCCATGAGATCGATTCAAAAGTAGTTGATGATACAGTTCTTCATTATTTGTTGAAATGATACCACCTTCAATAGTCGTTATATGATGCCCATAATAGAACGAAAAAGTTCCGGCTAAACCAATATTGCCTACTTTATTGCCATTGAACAATGCACCATGAGATTCACAACAATCTTCTATAATTTTGATATTGTTTTCTTGGCATAGAGCAATAAGTTCATCAGTAGCACCATTAAAGCCAAGAATATGAGTTAAAAACAAATAGTCAGGCTTTAAAGAAACAATATAATTTTTTAACTGTTCAATATCAAAACCAAAGTTGTTTAAATTATTGTCACAAAGTTGTAAAAAAGTACTTTCCTTTAATTGCATTGCTGGATTGATATTCGTTGGCCATGTGCAGGCTTGACAAATCATACCACCGGGTCCATATAAATCGTATAACGATTTTACTAACATCAAATTAGCAGAAGAACCTGAATTTACAAATACAGAATACTTGCAACCTTGCCACGCAGACCAATCCTGTTCAAATTGTTTTACATAATGGCCTTGGGTATATTTGTCTGTATTCAAAATAAAATTAGACAACTCTTTACGTTCATGGTCACTTATATTTTCTTTGGGCATTAAATTCCAAAACATGTAATATCCTTTGCTAATTTTTCTATACCGTCACTGAATTTTGTAAACTGAAAATCTGGCATTGTAGCCAATAATTTTTCAGATGAAACGTCTTTTCTAAAAACTCCATCAAGTGTACCATTAAATAACAATTCTTTTTTAATATTAAATTTATTCAAAATAATTTCTGCCATATTGCGAATAGACAAATTTTCTGGAGTTGAAATATTAAATGATCCCAATATATTATTTTCAATAAAATATTTTGTTATTTTTACAATATCATCCGAATATGTAAATTGTCTTAATGGAGCACCAGTTCCATACATTTCAATTGTATTATTTTCTGAAGAAAGTATTTTACTTATGAATGATGAAACAAAATGAGAATCTTTAGAAAAATAATGATCATGCTTCCCATAAAGATTGCTCAGATAAAATATAGTATAGTTGCTATATCCATATTGTTTACTGGCAGACCATAATTGAATATCTGCTGCTCTTTTAGAAAAAGCATATCCTAAATTTGTTTCTTCTGCCAATCCATCATGAAGCATATTTTCTGTCATTGGATAGCTGTTTGCATTTTTAGGATAAACACAAGTACTACTCATTAAAACTAATTTTGTATTCGTTTTTACACAATAATCGATTACATTTGTATTCATTAATAGATTATCATGATAAAATTCATACATACATTGACTATTTTTTAAAATACCACCAACTTTATTTGCTGCATGAATTATACAATTTGGTTTTTGTGCAAATAAATATTCAAATGTAGATTTTTGATCTTTAAGATCTACATCTTTGGAACTCAAATAATTTGCATTGAAACTATAGTCTTTAAATGTTTTACCTAAAAACCCACTACCGCCTGTAAAAATAATAGACATATAGATTATCTAGATGTTAATGTCTGCCACGAAACTGGGAAAAGGGGAGCAATTAATTTATCAATTGCTTTTGCATATTCCTGAATTTCCCATTGGGCATGTGCATCGATTCTCAAGTTATAAACGCGGGCAAATGCATAGAGAGAACCAGTCCACACAAATTCCGTATAAGTTCCTTGTGGCAATATTGAACGCGCCTGTTCAGGAGCAACACCATCAGCCAAAAGTTTATTGTAAAGATCCAAACATTCCTTTGCAACACCATCATACTCCTGACGAAGTTTGATGCACGTATCCATATCTTCAATTGGACCACTGCTGCCTTGCTTTGCTCCATCAGTAGGAGAACTTCTCCACAGTGGAGTATAGATCTCAGGCTCATAGGTGACATACCTACGACTGACTTCGTTCATCACAAGACCAATCTGATGCTTACCAAGTTGTGCACGAACAAAGATTGGGCACTTGATGCGCAAACTAATCTGTGCATGACAGAATGGAGTGAAGTGATTGTGCTTTGCAAGATATCGAATAAGCTTGGTGTCTCTATCAGACAGTTCTTTTTTATTGAAGCCTGTCCAATTAGGATCGCTCTGCCAAGAACTTTCTTTATTGAAAGAAACTCTTGCAGCATTAACAACACTCAGATCAGAGCCCATATAGTCCACTAGATCAACGTGTCCGTGATCTAGGACAAAGTACTTAGTCTGCTCCATTTTTATGTTCTGTATCTCGGTCATCTTCATCCTCATCTACAAGTTCAACTCTCACACCATCAATCTTTGTAAAGTCCGCAGCATATTCTCGTGCTCGGGACCACAGACCTGGGTCCATCTCTTTTACGTATTCACCGAATCTCTGCACAAAAGTAAGATAGGCTTCACTGGCCTTTAAGATATCTTCTTCTGTCATGTCTTCATTATCATCCATTTTAAACCTTCTTCCAGTAAGTATACTTCATTTTGGCTTTTAGTCCAGAATAAACATTGTTGATAATCAATTTTATGGTTAAATTGGTTCCATAGACCTTTACCATGTCGTTGACATCTTTCTTTTCTATTTCTTCGGGCCAGATTACTACATTTCGTCCGGCGTCAATATATCTACCAATCAGGTTGACAATTTCAAAGTTTCTAGGCTCGTTGTCAAACACAAACACAATCTTTGACTTTGCAATCTTTGCAGGCATCGTATCAAGCCAGCCAGCACCTTGCATCGCCACTCCATTTGGAATGAACATGGAGTCAATCGGACCCTCAGTAACATATACAGTTTCCCGAGGGTCTACTTTATCTAGGTTGTACCAAAGCCGTTCTTCGCCGTCTTTCTTGAGCGTGATGTAGCGTATCGAATCCCTCTTTTCTTCAAAGGATCTCCCCTGTACGCCAAGTAGTGACCCATCCTCGTCATAGAACGGTATGACGAGTCTGTCTTCCTTGGTCCCTTCACGGTCAAAATCCGCCATGATCCGACTGAAATCAGAGCAGTAATAAAAATTGCAATACTTTTCTTCAGGAATTTCTCTAGATTTAACATACTTTACTGCCTTATGAGTTGGGTCGAGCAAGTCGAGCCGGGTTCCGAGATTCGTGAACATAGGTTGACGCACAACTGTTTCCTCTCGTTCAATCGGCTCTGGATTTTTGTCCTTGAAGTTTTCAAACGCATACTCCTTACAGAGAGATGGGCTGACACTTTCAAGAACAGAATATAAATTACAAGCAATACCGCAATTGTGACATTTGTAAACATATTTTCCCTTGTTCTCAAAGAAATATCCCCTTGTCTTGGATCTATTTTTCTTTGAGTCACCACATGCGAAACATCTGCAGGTGGCTAGGTTGTCTTTCTTCCACTTAAACTTCTGAAGGGCTCCAGAAACCATGTTCACATATTTCTTATCAATATATATGCTCATTTTGCAGCGTCTTCAAAAGTCCAGTTAACTGCCTTGTTCTTCTTCTTACCAAATTTTGGATCAAACGTAATTGGATCTGAACCCGAACCAAATCCTTCTTCACCAGTGTTGTTGGCTTCAACAAGATTATTGCTGGAGTTGTCAACATCATAAAATTTCATCTTGGATTTGTTTACACCAATCAGGAACTTACGATTCTTTGTGGTATCATTGCCACGATTCTTTAGTTGCTTGACAACCAGTTGGCCGGCTTCAGCAAGTTCTTCATTTTCAATCAGAGCAAAGAAGAAGTCTGCAGTCTGAGGCAGACCAAAGCTTTCGGAGGTATCTGTCATCTCCATGTCGCTGCTCTTAGCACCTTCACGGTTGACCTGAGTAGCCGTCCAGAGAGGAACATTGAATTGCTTGGCGATACCACGAAGTTCTTCTGCAATGCCCTTGACGTAGGTGTAACTATTCATTCCGTTGCCCATCTTGAAACGAGCACAGGAGCAGATGTTCAGATAATCTACAAAGATCACATCAGGCACAAACTTTTTCTTGATCTTCAGTTCTTCCATGAGAACTCTGAAGTGAGTCACGTTTGCAGCAGCAGTAGGATATTCCTTGATGATAAGCTTACCACGACATGTGCGCTTAAGATTATCAACCTTGCTCTCGTACTGCTTGAGAGGCATCTGCTCAAGAACATGCATGTCTGTATCTAAAAGATTGGCATCAATGCGCTTGGCGATTTCCTCTTCAGCCATCTCAAGCGTAATGTACAGAACATTCATGTTTTGAGATAGACAGGCTGCTGCGTGATGGCAGAGGAATGCACTCTTACCAACACCAGATGCTGCCATGACAACGTTCAGCGTCTTTTTCCGTACACCACCTCTGGTAATGACATTAAACATTTCCAGATCGAACGGAGTCCTCTCTTCGACTCGGTGATAATATTCATACCGCTCATCCACATCTTCAAGAAAATCATGCCCAACTCTTGTATCAAAGGATACTGAAAGGGCTTTTGACATAATCTCAGGAATTGCATTTTGGGTTTGCTCCTTATCTTTACCTTCAATAATACCAATAGAGGCCATGATACCATTGTAGATGGCCTTTTCTTTACAAAACTTTTCTGTGTTCTCCACAAGCCAGTTAGTGTCTGACTTCTCACCTTCCTTGTACATTTCATCTGCAATAGATGAACACTTTTTGAATTCCATTTCTCCAAGGCCCTTCTCATCTCCTAGAGAGATGAGAATAGCATCCTTGGTTGGAATGTTGTTGTACTTCAGAATGAACTTGCTTACGATATTGAAGACCGTTTTCTCGGCCTTGTCGTGAAAGTATTCATCCTGAAGAAACGGGACAACTTTGCGAGCATAGTCCTCATTGAGGACCAAGTTCTTTAGAATAACTGTTTCCATGTTTTTAGTATATCACTATTTTAGGCGTTGTCCAGAGGATCTTCGTGAACATCTGCTTCAAGATCTTTGGTCGTATCAACTTCGGCTTGGTTCTCAACAATATCAACAAATATTTCACCAACGTAATCTGTAAAATCTTTATCTTGTTGATTAAAATTATCGGGAGACGTAATCATTTCAATATCCATGGTGACATTTAAATCACCTGTTTCAGTTTCATTAAATGAAATCTTACCATAACGGTAAACAATTCCTTCAAATTTTCCTTCAGTGATTATGATAGGACATGTCTGTGAAATGTCCTTTGAATCATCTGGTAAAAATTTATACTTCGGAGCCTTTTCCATACTTGAATTCCTTTTGAATCTGTGCGTCCAACTTATCTAGGATATCCTTAGTAAAGTACTTCTCTGGTTCATCATCAATGTTCTTCTCAAATACCTTACTGCCATCTGGAAGTTCAACACGGGTAGATACCTTCTTGAAGATACCATACTTGATTGCAAACTCAGTCAAGCCATAATAACGGCTAAGACCTGAAGTATAGTTCAAGCGAGTCTCTACGTGCATATTCTCCTTAACAAAACGATTCTTATAATTGGTGCACTTGATAAAGTTTCCAACTACGCCTTCGTCTGTCTTGTCCTTGCTCTTAGAAAGCATTATAATGTTGCTCGCAGCATACTTCAGACCAACGCCACCGCTGAGATCCTTTGTAGGAACATAAGAACCAATTACTTGGTAAGTATGATTGGTAAGAAGAAGAGGAATCTTGGCCTTACCAAGCTTAATTGTAAGAACACGGAAAGCACCCTTGGTGACCTGAGCCTTGGTCATGTCACGAACATCCTTGCCTTCAGCAGTGTCGCTCATTTCCTTTTTTGTCGATAACATTCCCAGAGAATCAAGAACCATAAAGATTGGCTTGCGTTCCTCTTCAGGTGTCTCATTAACTTCATTGACGATCTGGAGAGCCTGTGTCCTGAATTCTTCGATTGTTGCAACAGGAATGACCGCAATTCTCTTGGTGTCAATCCCTCGGGATTCAAACATGTCTGAAGTGACTGCTTGCTCCGTGTCAAAGTACATGACAAGCCCGTCTTTGTGGTCTTTAAGGAACTGAGTAGCCATTCCAATTGCATAAAAAGTCTTTCCGGTTGCGGGATCTCCAGCAAGACAAGAAATCTTGTTATTGGGAAGCCCACCATATATAGAGCCAGACAGCAGGGCATTCAATACATACGAGCCCGTGTCAATGAACCCAGTTACATCTGCACCGTCAATACCATCGGCAACAATTGATGCATCGGGATTATTAATTTTACTTAGTAGATTTTGTAGATACTTCGACATTCTTTTCCTTTTCTTTCTTTGTGTATGCTTGATCAGCATAATAATCGGATATCATCAACTGATCATTCATGTTATGAAAGGTCTGCATGATTTCTTTTTGAACGAGAGACAGTCTATCATAAATTTTAGATACTCTGTCAGTCAACTGATCATTTGCCTTGAATGATTCTACACCATATTGCTCACTAATCAACCTATGTTCACTCAATAAAAGATATACAGGCATTCCGGTGATGCGGCTCTTGAAATCCGATTCGGATTCCGTGAGAACATCATATAGACGACGATATCTGAGCAACTTGGGCATCTTATTCTTTTTAGATTTTGGACTTGCCACGCTTGGCCTTTCTTGTATTAATAATAACAGCAGCGTAGTCTTCTTTATCTATGCTCTGATCAATTGTTAGTGATTCAATGATTAAGTCATCATCAACGTCAAGTAGTCTATCCCCAACCATATAGCATGGGCCACCTTCAAAATCAAATAGCCCATCACCGTGGCGAGTATATATAGTCCGACCTTCGACCTTGTAAGATCCGTTTTCAAGAAGTGTGAGAATTCGCTCATCACCGTATCTAGATTTAAATTTTTTTACCATTTCTTAACTTTCCATTTCAATCATAGACTTTAGATCAGTCTTGAGATCTTCAATCTCTTCTTTCAAATTTTTAACTTCTTCTTGCAATTGTTTAATTATTGCATCTTTTAGTTTGAAGACTTCAAAATCTACATGAGTATGCTTTGACTGATATCTAGGTCTCTTCATGTCTTTTCTAATGTCTGTAAGAAGTTCATCAAAATCAATATCTTGTTTAGTCAATTGCGGACTTTGTGTATATTTAATTTCACCCATATTTGTATTATACCTCAACCAAAGAAGGATTCAAGTGTCACTTGTTCATTTATTGACCACTTAATGGCTTGTAAAATATTGTCTAAAGGCTCACCAAAAGTTTTTTCAAATTGTTTCTTTCGATCAATATATTTTTCAAGATTAAATTGTGGAGGAGGCTTGCCGATGAAACCCATCACGGCATCTCTGCCACCCATGCCATAAGGATTGGGAACACGGACAAAAACAAACTTAATCTTATCGTTTTCCTTGATGGGTGGCAGTTCCTTGTCAAGCTTTATCTTCTTGGTGTATGCATTGTGCAACAATGCAGCCTTAGTGGCAATTGGAGTACCAGACTTATATATGTCAGAGGAATCAGTATATTTGCTAATACCCTTGACACCCCGAGGAGCAGCGACATCTTCTATAGGCATCTTCATAAATTCATCAGAGAATATATTCACAAAGTCGCGTAACTCCTCGGGGGTCTTGGTCAGGATGATCATGATGCAATCTTTCAACTTATCGCGGACTATTGCAGGAGTGCTGCTCCGTGCAGTCTCAAGTCCCATGATCTTCAATTGAGGTTCGGCATATCTAATTCCTTCATTGTCGTGTACAAGCAATGCATACCGCTTCTTAGCAACAAACATTCCTGCAGAAGCAATGGCTTCACGCTTGAACGAGATCTTGTTGTTCTTGCAGCCCAACATACCAGTAAGATCTTTCATGACCTTGTTTAGTTGTTTTTGAATATTGTTTTCACAAATGTCATCTACGAAAGAAGTGATATCTTCAATCGGAGTCTTGCTTGAAACTTTTGTGATAACTTCATCAAGATTCAAATAAACCGAATCAGTATCGACTGCAATAACATAATCTTTGGGCTCTTCATTCTTCATGACCTTGTTGATATAGTCATTCATGGAATTCTCAGCAGTACGAATGATGACTTGCCCAGTCACGGTAACTGCCGTAGCCAGTTCAGGAGATGAATATGTAAATGCAGGATTACCAAGGCAACCATACAGGCTGTTTGCCAAAATCTTCTTTACGGTCTGACGAATATCTAGAGCAGAGATACGTGGAAGAAGATCGGCGTTCTTGGTTTCCTCATATTCCTTTTTCAATTCCATCATCTTGTTCTTGGCTTCCTTACGCTGATTGAAAGTGGTCTCAATCAGGATTGGAATAAAGCCCTTGACTTTACGGGTAAAGAAAGAACCATTGCAGGTAACACATGCATCCTGGCTTTCAGCATCTTCAATAATATCTGGAATCTCCTTACGCTTGCTGCGAAGGAAATCATCAGCATTGAGTGATGAATCTTTGTGAATGCAAGTTTCAGGAGAAATGTTCCATGACATGATGATG